ATTAGTGACCTTACAGATTTAGTTAACAGGCAGAGACAAACACCTGCTGCGCAAACAACTTCTAACCAACAACAAGCTACAAGCGAGCCTACAAGTCAGACTACAAGTCAGACTACAAGTCAGCCGCAGGCCCCTACGTACCAGTCGTTTAACTTAGGCGATCCCAATGTGGGTGGCATGAAATCGGTAACCGCTGCTTTGGGTGCGGGCTTGACGCCAAGTGAAATTCGCAGCCAGGCAAATCAGGCAAACGTTACCTTTACTCCTGCGGCCGCCACGCAAGTGGCTCGCGCTACCAACATCCAACAGTTCAATCAGTCTGGACCCGCGTTTGCTGCGGCAGCGGTAGAGCGTGCCCTCGAATCAGGCTTACGCCCCGGTGAAATTAAGAAGGCTGCAGAAGCTCAAGGTGTGAACCTGACCGCTAAGGCTCTAGAACAGATTAAAAAAGCACGCAACTAGAAAAGCAGCTAAGCTTAATTAGCTGCTTCTCTAAAGAGTGAAGCTTAAAAAATTAATCCTTGAGAAACTTGGGGTATGGCTAAAGCTGTACCCCATTTTTGCTGCGAACGAAGAGGACCGACAACGTATTATCGAAGCGGCAGAGTTCCAACCGAATGACGTCTACTGATTACTGTCTCAATGTCGAGCGAAAAAACAGGAAATTAGAAGTCGCTTTAGTAGCAAACGATTCGAACCACGCGCAGGCTCAGGCGTCAGACATAGCTCGTGCTCTACAGGCAGATACATTTTCACTATCGTATAAGAGCGCACCTGAAAGCAGTTTAGCCACTCTATTCAAAAGACTCGCTACCAGTGATTTCGAGCACGGGCAGTGCGAGGAGTGGGCTGGGTCTTACTGCAACGGATCGCCAGTCGTTTACGCGCTAGGACACAAGTACTACGTGCGTCCCCTGATACTAGATTATCTTGAAATTAACAAGGACGGTTGCGTCAAGCCTTCCTGCGGAAACCGCGTGTGTGTCAACCCATATCACAACTCTTACAAGAAGATGAAGGGATCAAAACTGGGGGACGCCGACACGAATTTGGTACTAGCATTCTCCAGCCAAGGCGTCCCTGTAAGGGAGATAGCCAAGGCACTCAAGGTACACCGCTCAACGATTTACCGAACGTTAAACCGTGAACATCTTCATGCTCGGGCTGCGGATCACTGATGCAGCTAACACTGACGAAAACAAAGTCGTACACGTCTTAGCTGAGTCTCTCCCTTCAAGCGATCGTCGCGTCGCCACGAAGGTTCAGCTTTCAATGAAGGAGGACCACTACAACGGAAAAATTTTAAAAACTCTCGAAGAGAAGCAAACGATCTTTGCGATCGGCCCGACGAAGACAACACCAGATGGTGTACTTCAGATGCAGCCGATGCTCGTTGTGACGAACAACAACTGGGATGATCTTCTTGCGGTTAACTTGTTTGTTTCCACGGGTGGGCTCGGTCCAGTGACCGAAGAAACCCAGCTAGCAGATAACACAGTTACGAACCGTTCGCTTGCGTGGCAAGACGAAAAGGGTGAAACTTCCTGGTTCAAGCTCACCGCATGGGATGCTCTCTCAACTCAGTTGGCTGAGTTGGCTCCAGGGACACCGACGATCGCTGTTGGACGTGTAAGCACTAGCGAAAAAGAAGATCGTAAGTATCTTAATTACGGTGTAGAGAAAATTCTCTATCTACCTCGCAGCAAAAAAGCTGCTCCTGCCAAGGCTGCTGACCCTGATAAAGGTAAGGTCTCCACGGCTGCTCTCGGTTCTCTGGACTTCTCTCTCTAATTAACGGCCATGGTTTTTATTGCTGGCAAATTTTCGGCTGATGAGATTCTCTGTCAAATCCCGCCGCACACACTTCGAATCGATCTTCAAAGCCGCTATTGGAAATCCGATACTGACAGCGAAGCGGCGATCGTCGACAGTAACGGTAATGGGATACCGATTTCGTTTGTCTTACTTGGATTCACGCCGTATTTCGGCAATCTCGGTATGCGAGCGCACGAAGAGTTTATTCGCATCGCTTACATTGGTGTTTCACCTAATCACCGTCTGCTTCCACCTCGCTGTGTATGCACTAGCATCATCAGTGGTAAGTCGTCTCAGAGGAACTTCATCTCGTACTTCCAGACGCTCTATAATAACCGTATAAACGTTGGTGAAGTTATTACGGAAACTAAGTTCGTTCAAAAGTCTTTCAACGAACGAGATCCGATGACGGGAGCTGACGGAGCCAAGATCAATTACAACGTCCTAGAGTTCAGAGACCGTCCAGCTCAAACGGATGAAGAGCAAAAGCTCATCGAAGACATCAGTAATTGGCTTGACGCTGGTTCAGGAGATTTGGTGGCGTCTGCTCTACGCAGCACTATCTCCGGCGCTCATTTGGTTGAGTTACCTCTGGGAGAAGACCACGCGGCGATTAAAGAAGCTTTCATGGAAGCTAACCCGAAGCGTCTAGATGGCGTCGCACCCGCCGGTCTGGCCGCGCTTCCCGCTGGTGCTGGTACACCTGGTTCAAAACCAGAAGCCGAAGAGCCGCCTAGTGCTAAGAAGGCTGCGCCCAAGAAAGATCTTACGGATGAGCAGAAAGCAGCGTTAAAAGCTGCTGGACTGGATTTCTGATGTAAGCTCTACTCGGATTGTTCACACCAAGGGGCGCCACACAAGCGCTCCTTTTTTGTGCCTATAGCTCAAGCAAGTCACCAAAAGAAGGTAGGTGCACACCATAAGCAACACAGTATTTTACGATATTCTCTAACAGCTTTGCTCGTATCAAGTAGTTCGCGTAAACGACTTCCAGTACCTCGCGGGCCTCTTTAGGGCTAAGCTTGCTCATACCGTCCAGAAAGGCGCGGTGGGTGAACTGCTGCTCAAGCGTCAAGTGCGAGCGGAGCTTGTCTATCAACTGTTCCGACATGACAAATTTTTACCGCGTACCTCGCTACATCTTTGATCCTATCCGTAATGCAGGCCTGGTGGATGGTGTGATCCTTCTGCCATATGACCCTGAAGGAGACTTAGAGAAACAAGTCAGAAAGGCAAACGTAAGTGACATACTCTCGAATAACTGCGAGGAGAACCTTGTAGACCTGGATTGGTGGTCACAGCAAAAAGGAAAAGTTGACTGGGTTGTAGCGATAACTCAAGGAATGAAAGACTACACAAAATGGGTAACAGAGTGTGGTCTTCAAGCAGCTAGGAAAGGTGTGTGCGTTTTAGATAGGCTAACTTTTCTTGAGCCCACACGGGCACGCGAAGATTTCTTACAGGACGCATCTCTCACAAACATTAAGATCTTAAGCCCAAGGCCTTCATTCCGTGCTGATGGTACTAATTCAAAAGATCCTGTGACGTCTGCGTGGTTCGTGTTTCAAAAACCAGGAGCAGCTCAAGTCAATACAACTATCGATTTCGAAGTAAATTGGCACCGCCCACAGGACCTCAAGCTATGAGCAAGCGTCTTCTTCGACAGTTAGATCAGTTAATCGAACTGCAGAAAGAGCAGACCCGTCAGCTTGATAAAATCACTGCATTACTTGTGGGCCAGCAGCTGCTCACAGAATGCGTTGATTACCAAGGAAATGCTCGTTCGCCTGAAGACTGCGCTGAGATCACCATTGAAGGGTTCTCAGCTGCTCTTTGTCTAATGGGTGAACTGGATCAACGAAATCGTGAATATCAGTATCAAAAATCTGAGTTCTTTTTAAACGATGACGAAGAAGACGAAGATGATGAAGATGATGGTCCCGTAATGTCAAGTTCGTTCTAATATATTTAAGAATTGACACGTAAATTGTGTCCGATACAAGAGTAACGATCAACGGATTAAGGCACTATCTTTGCGCTGGTGTTCCTAAGCCTCTTCCTTCCGTAACTTCTGTTCTGAGTGCGACTCAGTCTGAAACAACGCGTAAAAAGCTAGCTCACTGGAATTTGATGAATCCAGGGGCGGCTGACGCAGCGGCCACTAGAGGGACTTGGATTCACAATAGCGTAGAGGATTATCTACGTGGGCTTAGAGTAATACCATCAGAGCAGTATAAACCATACTGGGATGGAGTGCCTGAAGTTTTGGATGAGCTGCTAGATGGTGGTCGAGTTCTCTGGAGCGAGAAGCCGTTTAATCAACCACGCTGGTCTCAATACGTAGGAGACGATGGTGTAGGACGTATACATTACTACAATGAGGATACAGGTCACGGTTACGCGGGGTGCTGTGACTTGATCTACATGAACTCAAACGCAGAGATTATTCTGGCCGACTTCAAAACCAGTAACGGACCTTACTCGGCA